GGCCTTTTGGGCCTCACTGGTGCTACTGCACAATAATCCAGTTCCAATATCGAAAGATTGAGGAACTCGTGATTACTCCATCAAAGAAGTCCTTTTAAAGAACTATAAAGGGTTTCTCAGTAGTCTTTTGTCTATATCCATCATAATCCCTCATAAAGGGCAGATTTCTTAATCTGTAACCTTAATAATTTAATTGGTAAAAATATCAATTTATTATTTTGGTAAAAAGATGGCTTCTATAGACTATGTCCAGAATACATCAAAATGGTTGTACGGTCTCTTATTATATATAAGAAACCCATCCAAGTGTTCTGATGATTAAGAAAGCTTTATAAAGCAAATTACTTTAAAAAAATGAAAATTTACATTTTCGTATTTTAAAATGATTACTTTTATGAGCATTTCCTAACTCGGAGAATACAATCAAAACCAACTTTAGATTTTTCCAATCTTGACTTTTTAAGTCAATGAAAAATTGGAAAATTATCTATCTCATAAAATATTATAAACAAATGAGACTACATTGTACTCGGTACATATGTGGTTACCCATTGTATATAAATGATATGAGAATAGGTTTAACTAAAGATGGTTGACCAAAGAAATTACTTTTTCTAAAACCTTTAGTCGATGAAGGTGGACCTTTTGGAATTAAAACTGTTTTAACAATTTTAAATTTCTCAAGATCTTGGGAATTATCTGAATCCGAATGGAAACAGGTAAAACCTAATTATGATAATATTACAAAACCACAGAAATGTGATTTTCATATATTTGATCAATACCTTCTAGACTTTGTTAAAGATTTTAAATTAAAGTTACCTTTACCAAAATTTGATCTTAAGGATGTAAGTATATCTTTGAAGGGTGGACCTCAAGGTCCCGCTTCGAAGACTGCTTTAATGAATCTTGATGTTTATACACAAGATGAAATCAAAGTCTTACTATCCTTAACAGATAATTTTGGAAAAGATTTCCTTATCGATTCATTTAAGATAGCTGCTCATCTTAAAGAGAAGAGCAACTATCCTTTTATTGGAAAACTTTCTTTTGTAAAAGATCCTGAAGCTAAATTAAGAGTTATAGCCATTTCTGACTATTATACTCAAATTATATTAAAACCTATTCATAGAGATATATTATCTCTTTTGAAGGGATTTAATAGCGACAGAACTTTTACTCAGAAACCTTTCCATAAATGAAAAGATAATGGGGAACATTTCTATAGTCTTGATTTATCCGCCGCAACAGATCGTTTCCCA